ATCCTCCGTTATCATTTGAATCAATATGACAGATAGCCATAGCGTCATCATGTCCACAGTATCCTACTGCCGCACGACCTAAATATGATGTCGTATTAGTATCATACCCACCACTTACCTCTGTGGTAACATGTAGGTTACCTGTGACAGTGACATTGCTCTCCGATGTGTCCACAAAGAGTAGAGGTTCACTCATCTACTGTTTACGGAGGTTTTTATTACCCACAGTGGTAAGTGCAGCCTACGAATGCTGCGACATGAACGGCGTTCGCTTCATCTGTGACATTTCCATTTGCATCTAGATATCTTGTTTTATAAGCCTTTTCAGTTTCACTCGAATCCTCCCATTGGAACTGCCCGTGTTCGTCTAAAACATTCACTATATCTTCTCTCTGTTCATACACAAAACCGTCTTTTTCTGGATCTTCCTTCACAACTTCCATCTGATCAATTCTATAGTGAACATCGTCAGCAATTTTACGCTGTGAATCGGGTAAAGTATTGTACTCTTCTTCGGTTATTTTCACGTCCCCATATAGAATCCAATAATCGACCATTTTGGGTTCTTTTTTTATTATTCGTTTCGGTTGTGTGACTGGGTTAAAATCACAATCCATGAGTATCTTTGCAACTGTGTAGTTATGTAAAATATCATCATTCTGTTTCATACCATATCCAGATACGTTCGATGTCGTGATGTAATCACCAGACTCCAAAGTACCATTGATGTTAGTTACCCATACAGCTCCCTCACCGACCGAGTTTACGTATACACGTGTATCTCCTTCTTCCTTTTGCATGTTAGAAACAAAATTACCGTGTACCTCTTTTCTCGTTTCTGGATCTTCAGTGGTTGATAAGACCCCGAAACACTTTTTGTCGTTCGCCTTGGTCGACAGGGATACGAGTGGTAAAGATTCGTTGACGGTAATGGCTTCGTTACCATATACCACACCTCCACTCATTTTAACGAACTCATTTTGATTCGCGGAGACGATTAAACCTTCCTTATCGACGAGTTGATTAGTCGGGGTATCTTTGACGAAGGTTCTGTGTTGACCTGTAAAGTTCATTCGAATATTGGCGGCATTATCTTGTATATACGCAGATTGATTATAGGACCCATTTCTAACAACACTGAAATACATATCGTTGTCAGTCGAACTTAAATTTTGATTTTGTGCACCTATCCACCACCCGTAATTTTGGGATGTATTTCCACCGTATGTTGATTGTATGAAAATGTTTTTTCTTCCATCACTTGCCGCACCGGCATCTTTACCTCGTATACCTACATACAGGGGTCCTCCTACACTGACGCTATCATCTGTGATAAATTTTCCGACCTTCATTGAGGAGAAATTACCAGACATGTTACCTTGTCCAGACGCCCCCCCGAGGAGGTGTAAATATCCGTCGTTACCCGGCGAAAGATTGTACCAATCACCTTGAGAATGTAAAAATAATCCATTTTCAGTGCCCGTACTACCAGTGTTATGGCATTTTATACTACCATAGACATGTAATTCCTTGTCGGGTGATGCCGTGCCTATACCCACGTTTCTGGTAGTATCAATTACTAATTCATTTCCAGTTCCACCTGTTCTTTCAAAATATAACTTATTATCGTCGGATTTTTGTTTAATATACCAATTAGCACTGTAACCAGCACCAAAATCAAATTTTTGGTCTCTATCAATTCCAACATCACCACCGCCAACATGCAATTTAACATTCGGAGCATTCGTGCCTACACCGACTTTACTCTCTGATGTGTCCACAAAGAGTAGAGGGTCACTCATCTACTGTTTACGGAGGTTTTTATGCATTGGGTGGAGTAGGCCATACGGGATTTTCTGGATCCTCGGTTACCGAGGGTAAGTCCCTAAGGGCTTGACGGTACACTTTCCATTCTTCTATATCTTCTTTGGGATAATCGGATAACATCATAAAATCCGATTCTGTAAGTTTTTTATTTCTCTGTTCACGAAACACTTTGTATTTGTGGGTATTCAAAAGTTCGTTATATTTGGCGTAAAATACTTCCCTGGGTGGTTTATCGTATCCTTCTTCAAATTGTATGAGATCATAATCGGGGTCCAAATAAAACTTATTGGGCATAACATTCGTGGTAGCTTGTAAAGCTCTCTGTACCATATTAAGTATAAAGGGATCGTGCATTACTATTATATGGATTTTTTTGATACTAAAAATTACGTAAAAATCGTTAAGTATACGGTGAATAAACAATGGGGTGGTTTCGTGTGGGGAACGATACACGAAGTCGCCATAGGTTATCCAGAAATACCATCTGAAACGGATAAAGAGGAATATAAACAATTTTACGATCTCATCATGAAGGTTTTACCATGTCCAATATGTAGAGAGGAACATAAAAATATTCAAGATGCACACCCTATTGATCTCACTGACAGAGATACTCTATTTAAATGGACCGTAGATATTCATAACGCCGTCAACGAGAAAACTGGGGGGTTTATATGGACTGTAGATGAAGCCAGGAAACAATGGTGTTCTACGTATCATGAGTTACGTTTCAAAAATTAATATTTGCATTCCTCCCCAATTATTTTGACACCCGACGACATTCGCACGGTTGGAACTGAATCGTATATTAGTCGTTCCAGCAGGTACTGTCCCACCGGCTGTCATACATACGGGGTTCCAACCTGTATTGTCCGCAGCTGTTAAATGACTCTGTATATGAGTAGATCCGAAATATATTTCACAATCGGATCGAGCGCCATAATTAAGTATCGTGGTTACACTTACGTATACGTACGCAGGTCTGGTTAGAACGAGACTATAAGACATAATATCACCCGCGGGTCTGGTTGGAGGACACCCCGGCACAGTATCGTCTATATGTACGATTCTGGGTGCTTTAGACATAGTGGTACCATTGATTGCGAGTTCACCATTCGCTCTCACAATGAACCTATCGTTTCCGCTGCTGACACACTGTAACAATTCAACATCACTTCGATTACCACTATTCTCAAGTTTCAAGACGTTACCGTCTCCATTTGAAGCACCATCGCGATTCGCTCTAAAATGGACCATCGGATTCGTTATGTCACCGTGTTGTGCAGCTACGTCTAAGGTGCCACCCGGACTCGCTGTGCCGACGCCTAAATTGCCACTACTATCAATTACTGCTCTAAACTCCGCCGCTGTATCATCTACAATTGAAAATACATCTGATGTATCACCACGTACCCCCACGGTGTATTTTCGGGCGTTATTTTGTATAGATACTCCAACGTTGTCTACATTCCCATTCACATGTAATTTTGCACCCGGACTCCCTGTCCCGACACCGACTTTACCCTCTGATGTGTCCACAAAGAGTAGAGGGTCACTCATCTACTGTTTAGGGAGGTTTTTTATAATTCGTCCGGTTTACTCTTTGTTATGAGCCAACTCCTTTATAGCTTCTATGAGAAGTCCTATAACGTTACCATAGGCAACACTTTTCATCCCGTCTTTATCAGTATACACGACTTCGGGTAATACCTTTTCAACCTCTTGGGCGATAACACCCGTGTGTCTACGGTCATCATGATGGTCTAATTTATTAAAAGTAACACCTGAGAGTTGTAAAACCTTTTCAAGGGCATTTGGAATTGGTTCAATATTAGTTTTCATTCTTTCGTCACTAAACATGAGAACATCACCCGAAGCTTTGACATCACCCACTACATCGAGTGTGTAAGCTGGGTCTGTTTTCCCAATCCCCACTCTTGTTGTTGAAATATCTACATATAGATTTGCCGTTCCAACTTGAAAGTCACCAGCTGTATCAGCATCCTTCTCCGCTTCCTCAACAACTATTTCCTCGTCAAAAACGGTTTGGAGTTCTGACAAAGTTGGTTTAGTAACACCAGCTGGTACAACAATACTATCGTAGGTATCACTAAAGTCAGTGTGAACTTTAAACTTAAAAAATGAAGGTACAGACGCAAACTTTCTTCTGAAAGCTCTCACAAAGGCTTTATGTTTTCTTCTTGATGTAAGAACCATCGTATACTATTAACCAATAAAATATCCACAAAAGAAATTATTATCGTCACCAAATGTTCCACCTTCCACCTGAAAAACATCCACAGTTTGACCAGTGGTTAAATAAAGTACAGCGTTAATTGTAAGTGGAATATAATTACTGGACGAAGCTGTTGAATCACATAAAGCATTTATATTTTGACGAGTACCATTGATCCTAAAATCATAAATAGTCAGATCACCTTGATAAACACCTTGTGCACTAAAGAAATAATGACCTGTATGTGGGGCAGTGTATTGTCCAGTTGATGTTGAATAACTACCAGTGTTATCTCTTATAACAGTATTGTAATCTATAATACTTGCACCTACTAAAGTACCATCGTCGAGTTGGACGGTAAAAGCTGGTATTCCCTCCTGTGTTATTAGATTTGATGTTATACTAAAAGCGTTGATTAGAGGAGAATCTATATTACTTGTCGCAATTAAAGCTTCAACATTAGCAGTTCCTGCTACATCAAGGGTATGGGCGGGTAAACGTGTATGTACACCAATATTACCAAGTGTTATAAGACTCGTAACTGGATTTGTAAACTGTACTATATTTGATGTTATATTTGACACATTAATAACGTTATCCCAACTTGTACCAGCTGTTATTACGATCGTATCAAAAATTAAATTTGAACACTCAATATTAGTGGCAAAAATATTACCCGTTACGTGTAAATTGGCGTCGGGAGAATCAGTTGATATACCAACAAAACCATTCAACTTATTGTAAGTAAGCAGGTTTGCGCTTGTAGTCCACGGGGAACCTTCAAATAGGGCATCACCGTTATAAAAATCACCCGAAAAGTTAATGTCACCCACGACATCCAAACTGTAACCCGGGTTTGTTTTTCCAATGCCAACTCGATTTGCTACGGAATCTACATGCAAGGTGGTTGTATCCACTGTAAGATTTGATGTAATGAATGTATTTCCTGTGACATGTAAGGTTGCATCGGGTGTAATTTCACCAATACCTACAAATCCATTTGTGTAACTGAGTGCAGTGGGAGACGATTCAATCTCCCACGGTGAACTAATAAATTGAGAGCCACCTTCATATAGGTCCCCACTGAAGTTAATGTCACCGTTAATATCTAGGGTGAAACCCGGGTTGGTTTTTCCAATACCCACCCTATTTGACACTGAATCTACGTGCAAGGTGGTTGTATCCACATTCAAGTTTGAACCTATGTATACATCATTACCGACGTGAACATTATTAGCCACACCGACACCACCTGCAACTTGTAGAGCACCTGATATTGTATTTGCAGATATAGTTGTATCTGTGATGTTGACACTTCCCGATGACATATCGGCTGCAAAGATGGTCTTTTCAACACCGAGACCACCTACAACCTTCAAAGCACCACTTGTTGTTGTGGTAGCATCTGTAGCGTCCCAAATCTTACCTGTACCACCGACATTTAAGTTTAGTTCAATACCGGCACCACCACTTTGAACTATGAGAGCACCCGTATCTTTATCGGTAGAATTTGTGTTATTTGTGATATTAACACTTTCAAAAGTTGTATCGGCGGCATGTATACTCTTAACAACACCGAGTCCACCCAAAACTTGTAAAGCACCACTTGTTGTCGTGGTAGCATCTGTCTCATCCCAAATCTTACCCGTACCACCGACATTCAAGTTTAGTTCAATACCGGCACCACCACTTTGAACTATGAGAGCACCCGTATCTTTATCGGTAGAATTTGTGTTATCTGTGATGTTGACACTTCCTGATGACATGTCAGCCGCAAAAATGGTCTTTTCAACACCGAGACCACCCGCAACCTTCAAAGCACCTGTAATTGTATCAGTTGCATCTACACTATTTGTCACAGTTACACTATCAGCCTCTACATTCTCAAGATTAGCATCTGTAGCATGAAGATCCCCTTGAATACCCACACCACCTGCAACTCGGATGGCACCTGTTGTCTTTGAAGTAGTTGCAGTTGTGGCACCGATAATAACATTAGAATCTGTGGAAATATTTGAAGTTACATGGGCATTACCAGTTACATATAGTTTTGAGTCTGGAACGTTGTCATTCTCACCATCTCCAATTCCAATACCGAGACCACCATCAACGATGTAGACATTTCCATATTCAACTGTCACAGTGTTTTGTGTGATGAGATGTCCCCAAACATTCGCAGTTATATGATCTTCTCCATTCCATTCTACGTGATCCTCTGTGTACCCTGCATCTGTATAACCTATAGAAAAGTGGTCATGAGGATTAGTATGGTGACCAACGAATATATTCTTACCGGGGTGTTCCATGAGAATACCAATATCCAGTGAAGTAGATGCATTATTATTAGCTAAATCAAGGATACGGTCAGTTATAATCACGTCATTTGATGTAAGTGCAAATGTATTACCTACTACAGAAATATTACCCGTAATTTCCACATTTGCTGCAATTATAATTGAACCATCATCATTTTGAGTAATGAGAGAATCAACAAGTTTCTTAGTTGCATCTGTAAGGGGTACTGTACCTGTTGACATGTTCAACGTTTGCACACTGTCTAGAGTTGTATCAGCTGCATAGAGAGTACCTTGAATACCTGTACCACCAGTCACTTGGAGAGCACCACTAGTCTTTGAGACAGATGTAGTTGAGTCTGAAATATGGGTAGATGTAGTCACAAGGGCACCTACGTTAGCTGTACCCCTAACATCAAAAGTATTAGAAGTAGCAGAAGTACCCACTCCTATGTGGGACGTCGCGAAGACATTTGTAGAGTGGATGTTGGACTCAACACCCAAACCACCTTGAGTTATAACCACAACTCCGGTATCTTTGGAAGTAGATTGAGTTGCATCTGTCACCGTAAGGTTATCAGCCTCAACACCCTCAAGATTTGCATGTGTAGCGTGAATATCTCCTTGAATGCCTACACCACCAGTAACTTGTAGAGCACCAGTGGTTTTAGAAGTAGAAGCTGCGGTACCAGTAATAAGAACATTAGAAGCTGTGCTAATATTTGAAGTCACGTAGACATTACCAAGAATATCGAGAGTGGATTTTGGTGTTATTGTCCCCAAACCCACTCGATTAGTTTCTGTATCTACATGGAGTGTTGTAGAATCAATCGTGACATTTCCTGTGATATAAGTATCACCCAAAACTTCTAGGTCCTTATCGGCATAGATATTTCCTGTGACAGTGAGTTCTTCGGTAATTGAAATATTACCAGATACGTATGCGTTACCTGTTAATGTGAAATCCTTGTAGGCTACAACATTTCCCGTGATATAAGTATTACCCAAAACTTCTAGGTCCTTATCTGCGTAGACATTGTTACTAATTGTCAATTCTTCTATGATGGAAACATTTCCATCCACGTAGACGTTACCCATAACTTCGAGATCCTTATCGGCGTAGACGTTATTACTAATTGTCAATTCTTCTATGATGGAAACATTCCCGGTAACATATGCATTACCAGTTAGGGTGAAGTCCTTATAGGCTACCACATTTCCATCGACATATACGTTACCCATAACTTCAAGATCTTTGTCAGCGTACACGTTGTTGCTAACAGTTAATTCTTCCGTAATGGAAACATTCCCAGTTACATAGGCGTTTCCATCCACGAGAACATCTTCATGTGCATAAATATTGGCATCCACGTGGGTTAAACCGTAGACGTGTACATTAATATCTTCATCCATCTTCGGAGTAAATGTCTTATCAGTTGGTTTTGCAGTGGTGTAAGCTAACGCAAACTCATCAGTACCTTCCCTATAACCTATGACTACGTTTGATAATGCATCTGGGCGATGCATCAAAATACCTAAATCAAGGGTTGTATCACCAGAACTATTATTCGCACCGAGTTCAACGAACGCATCTCTAATTGAAGTATTTTCTGTGTAGATCACGGTAGTTTCACCATTAACCCTAAGATTACCGTCAATGACAAGGCTATCTAAAATGGCAACATTACCTGAAACGACAAGGACATTCGAACCCGAGTCATTCACATATAAATTTGAACCAACTGAAAGTGTGTGTTGAGGGTTCATATTCGCCACACCCACATTTCCTTCTGCAACTAAGGATGTATTGTTCTCAAGTTCACTTTTGATCAAAAACTGAACTGTATTCGCTGTGTTGTTAGAACGAGACACGGCAAGATCGAGAGTAGCACCACCAACCAATGCATTTGCAGACTCACCGGATTCGGTAATCTCCTTTGACTCCTTGTCATACATAAGAAGTACAATTGAGGGAGATGTGAAATCTGGTTTATTCCTAATGGGTGATAAGTATACTGCATTACTGAAAGGTGTTGTAACATCTACATCACTAGCATTAAACACAACTGTATTATCTTCCTGAGTCTGGGGATCGGGTACATTTTTTCCGAAGCGAATTTTAGTTGAAGCCTCAATTGCGGGAAGATTCTTAACACCACCCCTAAGTCTGAGGACTAAGTGGAGTGTAGACTCTTTCTGGATATTATAGTCAGCGAGGGTGCGACCATCTTCTAGTTGTTTTCCAGCAAAAATCAAACGCTGTTGATCGGGGGGAATACCCTCCTTATCTTGGATTTTTGTCTTCACATTATCAATAGTATCTGAAGACTCAAGTTCAAGAGTTATCGTTTTACCTGTCAGTGTCTTGACAAATATCTGCATACTGACAACTATATTAATATACATTGCTAAATTAATTTGCATAGAGTAAAGCCGCCATCCCATTTTGGACTCTGAGGATATTGTAATTTATTGCATATATAGGGTCATTAATAGGTAAGGATTCACTCATAAGTTTCGCACTCTCTATACGACTGAAATTTAATGTACCCGTCGGTTGAAGAGAACTTGTTAATAAACAAAAGCAGTAAATGAAGAAATCGGGTGTTATAGTAAAGTTTGTATGATAATATGACATAGCGTCAATAAAATGAGGTTTACACCATTTATAATTTGACAATTCAACCCCATTAATACTTAATTTAACTCTATTTGTTGTTGAAGTGAGAGAACCATTACGGGACACATCTGATGACGCCAAGTATTTAACTGGGTGATTAAAGATGAGGTCTTGAACATTTTCTCCACTTGGTACACTCTTTTGAACTTGTGTTATCAACATATCATGAGTGCGTGTAGCCATATTTCCACGTTCTTCATTGTCTAAATAATAATAGTTTGCGTGCATCTCTACATTGGGAAAATTAGAAGCTTCGGTTCCCCAATATATTCTAAGCTCCACATTATGGTAGTTCAAAGCTACGAGTGGTAGTGCACATTGTGGACCCTCACAGAAAAAGAAACGGAGAGGGTAAAAAAATGACCTAGAGTGAATACCGGCACGAGCACCGATAGCGCTTCTAGACAGATTAGTGGCAAATGTATCTATAGCAATCTTTTCACAAAAAGTACTATCTTGGGTGTCTACAACAGAACCACCGATTAGGAGTTCGATCTTATCAATTACTTTAGTCCAATCATTTGTATCTAAAGCTTCGTTAGTGTCATCAAGAGTCATATAAATATAACCAAGCATATCACCCGACTTTTCAATCTGAACACTTGACATCGAATTGTTTTTCACATCTCCGCGTATCGTCTGCTTCTCGACGGATTGTGAAAAATTGGAGTGTCTTTTAAACGTGGAATTAAAAAACGATATCTCCGGGTTGCCCATAATGAACTCATCCTGGGCACCTATTGCTACTAATTGAACAATACCTGAAGACATGTTATACTACTTTAAATAGAGAAAATTACAAGTTTGGTTTTCTACACACAAATTTAAAAACTAAAAAGTTATCACCAGCAGTTGAGGAGTTCTTGATGGTAGCACCAGTTTGATCTCTGATCACAAAACTGAGACGATCAACTTGTCTAATTGGGTTTACATACTGGGTAATAATTGGATAATCATCCTTGAATTTAATAAGAGAATCTGAACCACTGTGAGTAGTGCTATCAGTTACAATACTTGCGAACGAGCTTCTGATCATGCTCATATGCCCTTGTCCAGTGAGAACATTAGAAGCGCGATCATTAAAGATGGAATCTAATTCGTTAATAGATATGTAGCAGTGCTCAGTGTTATCTTTGGAATGAATATGAGCCCCAAGAAGTCTTGCCTGAACTACATTTTTAAGGGGTTGTTGAAGGTGACAAGTAAAAGTATTAGCGCTATCTTGACCAATGGAATCAATAGTTATAGTATGATATTCATATTTAAGGTCTGGAATAGTTTGGGGAGAAGTAACCAAAGCCATTTATATTAGGCTTAGATTAAAGATCCACCAATTCCATCCTCAATCTCGTAGCCACCAGCTTGACCAGCAACAAGAGCCTCTGAACCACAGAGTCCACCTGGAGTGAGAGCCTTAGTGTAAGTGCTGCCATCCGCAGTGAAACCGGGAGCACATGCAATGTCGTTAGGCAGACTAAAGATGGACTCTTCATTGGCAGTCTTAATTGTGAGGGGCTTAGGCTGATACTTACTGGATTGCTTGAGCATACCAATAACAAAAATCACAGCGATCAGGGTGAAAATACTGATGAGAGCATTTCTATTGGTCCGGTTAAGGTTTAACATTTATAATGTACATATATAATTTTTTCAAAAGTGCGTTAAAGGTAATTTAATAGTTTCCCCATAGAGAGTAGATGGACGAAGAAATTGTCATTGATCGTGGGACTACTAATGTCATGAAGTTGGACGCCGATGAACAGGCTCTTATGGATGAAATTGAAATTACCAGTTCTCGTCCTCAGCCTGTACGTCGTCCTGCACAAAGTAGACAACCTCCTCCCTCGCAGATGCATCACCAAGAAGCCATGGATGCATTTGTTAACCCAAATAAACAGTCAGCTCCTGCTCAACCTCAGATGGAGGAAGAGATTGATTACGGTGAAGATGAGCCAATGTTTTTTGATGATGGACCAGATGAGGGTCCTGGTGGTTCTCAGAGTGAACAAGCCTCTAAGGGCTATAGCTCCGTAGATGAAGAGAAGAGTGATCTTCTCAATAAATTATCTCGTCTTGAGAAGAAGGGTTTCACAGTCAATAAGAGGTTGAACGCCTACTCTAATGTGGATGAACTTCGTACAGAGGTTAAGAGGATTACTTACAGTATTGACGTTGAACAGTCTATTCGCTTCTCACGTCGTATGCTTGTAGCCTGTGTTACAGGTCTTGAGTTCCTTAATAAGCGTTACAACCCTTTTGAGATTCAATTGGAGGGTTGGTCTGAAAATGTAATGGAGGGGGTAGATGACTATGATGGAGTCTTTGAAGAGCTTTACGTGAAGTATAGATCCAAGGTGAACGTTGCTCCAGAGGTCAAGCTCATCATGATGCTTGGTGGTTCAGCAATGATGTTCCATCTTACTAACTCAATGTTCAAAAGTGCTCTACCCAATATGAATGACGTTCTCAAGCAGAACCCAGACCTCGTAAAGAATATGATGTCTGCTGTGCAGAACACAACCCGTGCACCCTCGGGACCTGATGATGCAGCACCAGTTGGAGGAACTGGTCAATATGAGATGCAGGGACCAGGAATTGATATTTCCAGTCTAATGGGGGGAATTTCAATGCCACCACCACCACCTATGAACACAAGTATGGCAAAGGCGGATTCGGTGGATATGGACGATGATGTCTCGGATATCATATCCATTTCGGGAGATTCCACTGGAGGGGAGATTAAGGAAGTTGCAGTCGGCGGAGCCAAACCCAAGAGAGTCCGCCGAAAGAAGAAAACTGAAATTAATCTCTAAGTAATGTATAAATGATAGGTTACTGTCCTTTGGAGGAACTAGAACCTCCTGTGCGGCGTGAGCAACCCGTCGTCACAAAGAAGGTAGAGGTCAAGTCGGAATCCACTGGCCTCGAAGATACTGAGTGCAATTACGTCGTCATGGCTTTCATTGTCGGCGTTCTTTTTTTAGCCGTCTCTGATTCCATCAGGGCATAATTAAATTAAATTGATTCTACCTTTGGGTTTTCCCCGAATGGTAAAATTGATTAGTAATCAAAAGATGTAATTTCTGTTTGTCCACCGTTGCCATTATCAAGACCATTCACGTCGAAATGGTTTGTTGTAATTTTTTCAAGTTTTCCACCACACGCCGTTGTTAATTCTATATAATAGTCATACGAATATTCGCGACTATTAATAACATTGTAAGGTGTCATAGTTATACCCACCTTTCCAGTACCAACAACGGGAGACCATGGAAAAGCGTTACCATCACCACCAAACAAAGTCAAGTTACCTATTGTAACGTTAGAAGATGGTGTTGATTCGTCACCGGTTCCACCAATTAAATCCAAGACCATAGTACTTATATCATCCACTGTACCTCCTACTGGATCACCGGGGGCGGCAGCATCGGTTCTTCTCAACATTGTAGTTATCTTTGCGTAAAATGCTCCCGCTCCAAACATTAACTGTACATCTTTTGGACTACCGGTTGATACACTAAATGTATGTGAGTACGTTTTACGTTGGGTTTCATTGGGTCCACTACCAATTACACTACCTCCAGCAACTTCAAGACCTGTAACAGCCTCTCTCCCACCCGGTAAGTTCACAGCAATTTGTGAGAAATTAATATTACCATCTACCACTAGATCTCCACCCACAGAGAGATTACTAGTTATGTATGTGTGACTTGTTGCTGGTTGTATATACACATTACCTGTTGTATCCGCGTATATGTTAGAACTTCCACCCGAGGTGGTAAACTCTATGCTAGCATTTGAAGAAATACTTTCCACCCTCATAGTACCCGTTTTACCGAGAGCAGGATTTCTTCTATCAACAACATGAAACTGACGTGCAGGTGTAGGTGTTCCCACACCAACGTTACTCGTATTAACTATGTTAAGACAAGTTGTTATACCCCCTGCTTCGACGTTAGCTACAGATAAGGCTAAACCAGTTGTAGCGTTATCAACATTACTGAAACCTGTGATTATACCACCTTCATTATCGTTTGTATATATGAGTAGATTTGTATTCTTATCATCACCAGTACTTTGAAGTTTCATGATATCATGATCAATGGGTGTTGTATCATATACATGTATGTTAGACGTTGGTGACGCGGTACCTAAACCAAATCTCCCATCTTCATCAAAGCGTGCAAACTCATCGTCAATAAGACTCGATAATTCATGCACGAATGTAAGTGGACGTCTCGCAGCACCATCCCTCACATTTCTAATAATGTTATAACCCACATCTGAGGTTGAAAACTCTAAACCAGACAGTTTGAACGAACCACCACCATCGAACTCTATATCACCATTGACAACTAGTTTAGTACCCACTCCTCTATTCTTGGCTGTATCTGAATTACCACCAATTACAACAATACCAGGGTTTTGTTGAGCTGTGATACAGAGGGGGAAATCGATTCCCGGTAAGTCTGCAGTTGCTAGAATTCCCCCGGTACCATAAAAGTCCTTATCAGAACTATTATATGTTTGGAACACGTGTTCAGCAGCAATATGTCTAATTCTATCAGGTGCAGTATCACCACCGTCACCGTTATTACCCTTATAGAGTAACAATTCGGTTCTAGGTTGAGCAGCAGTATAACGCCTCTCAATAATACGAGTATTACCAAATAACTGTCCAGTTACACCACCAAATGATAATTCGTTACCGATTACCAAATTACCACTTACTTCTAGAGCACCTCTTGGTGCGTCAGTGCCAACTCCCACATCACCCGTAGATCCACTTATGTATAACCCAACAGGAACATCTCTTACAAGTCTTTCGTGGTGGTTTGTAATTCTGTAATCACCATCATCTCCTGTTACACCCGCGGACCATCCAGATAGGGTTACACCATCTGTCTGTATGTAAGAGCTGAAAGCGTTTCCATCATCCAAATTAGTTTGTGCCGCCACAATGGCATCACCGGATGTCGTATTGTGTACAAGTAAACCATTTTCTACGGGATCGGCTATACCCGTGCAGTCAACTTCAACGTGAGCGACTGGTTGTGTCACTCCTATCCCCACCTTACCGGAACTTAGAATTGTCATAATA